ATGTCTGCATGATCTCCATGAGTTATATACAGTTTATCACCAATAACTCTTGCACTATCTCTACATTGCAATGGTGGTCTAGGTACTGTACGTACTCTATTAAATGGATTAATATAATTAACTTCACCGTCAATAATATATCTGTCTATACTATCATTAGGATTAGTCTTAGTCCTATGTACATCCACACCAAAGTCAAGTAATACTTTGTTGAAATTTTCTAAGTCTTCTAATGTTTCTTCTGATATACGTTGCATACATGTACGTATATTATCTTCCTTGATATTATTAAAAAATTCTGGTGGATAAAAACTACCCAACATACAAGTCTTTAACTTGCCCCAAGGTGACCAATGATTGTACTTACCTTCCATCATATACTCCACCACTGCCCACGAGCATGTAGTGTCTCACCTCCACCATCTTTTTCAATCTTCCTTAACTCTTTCTCAAGTTCAAACTTTTCACGTGCCTCTTCATTCCTGTAATTATATTCATCAAGGGTTTCATTCAATGTAGTCTGATCACCAAATCCCCTTCTTCTATACTTATTACCAGAATTTAATCTAACAGTTCCATCAGAACCTATTAGATGCTCTTTAGCTGGATGAGGCCAGTAGTCTTCCATTTCACCTTCACGGTATAGATCCAAGGTAACACAATGCAACCCACCATCATGGAAATGTCTATGTCTAAATGGAACTAAGGTAGGTTCTATCTTATGCTTCTTAAAGAAATTCTTTGCTTTATCAGTCAAACCAGATACTAATATATTATCACCATCTAAGGACATACAATTAACATCAAAGTCAGTTTCAACAGTGAACCCAACAAACTCACTAAGGTAGTTGTCAACATAATCAATAAACTGTTTATTAATTTCACCATCAACATACCACCTACCACCTATAGCACCACGCCACTTATAGAATTGTTTAATGATATCAGTATGTTTTCCTGTATTGAATAATTCACAAACATCCCAACCAGGATAAGTACCCACATATTTTGATGGTGGAAAAATGGATATAATAACACCCTTCTTTATAGGACGATAGCATCCATCAGCATGACCACCTATGTTAATAAGATTGTACCTTGGTTCATATCCCCAATCAATTTCTTGGAATTTATCCTGATCAAATAATGCACCCTCAACAATCATATCCTTTCCAACTATTGATATACAAGGTGCTTTAATCATATGTACCATAGACTGTCTAGCATACTTTCTAAAGTATTCTACTTCCATCTGAGTCATAGGATCTTTCTTGGATATATCAGCAGTGTGTATATCTTCAAAAGAAGGCCAGTCTTTAGTCTTTCTAGTATTATAATACTGCCTATAAAGTTTATTTTTCTTTTCTTCAGAGAATGAATCTAGTTCCCAGTCAAGTACAACTTGATCCTCTTTGTTATATTCATCTACTAGATCAAACAATGCAGCATGATCTCCATGAGTTATGTGTAACTTGCCATTAATAACCAAAGCAAAATCCCTTGGTTGTAAAGGTGCTCTAGGCACAGTCCTTACACGACCAAAGGGATTAATATTATTAACCATACCATCTTGTAGGTATCTTTCTATCCTATCATTAGGATCTAGGTATGGTCTTATAACACGTACACCAGCACTTTCTAGTACTGACTTATAATTTAATAAATCTTCTTCAGTTTCTTCTGCAATTCTCTGTAGGTTTGATCTTACAAGGTCATTCTCTACGTTCTCAAAGAATTCAGGAGAATAAAACTTACCAAGTATAGTTGTTTTTAATTTATGAAAAGGAGCCCAGTAGTTATACTTGTTCATCTGTCAAGGATACGTTGTTTAAGTTCAGGTGACCAATGATAATAATAATCAGTGTCCTCTAATAACTTTCTTGAATCTACAAGATGCTTTCTGTCTTGAACAATAAGCATAGTATAACCAGAGTTTACTGTCACACCATCAAATTCTTCTACGAGGTCAGGGTGTTCCTCTAAGAAGACTAGGTGTGGGTATTTATCATTAAAGTAACGTGCTCTTTCTACGAGTTCGTCTGACGATATATCCTCCATCATAAAGATCATAACGTCCTGTAGTATATCTAAATGTTCCTCAACATCATCCCAAGATATAAAATCTAAAACATCAATACCACCTTCATCCCAAGATTTCTTAGCAAATGGACATGGTGGTAGATCACCAAAGACCCTACTGGGTTGGCTCAATACATCATAGATCCATTTGCCAACCTTACCTACACTATCCACGTATTAAATTCCAAATGGTTTTGAATACATTACCTTCAAACTCTTCAAACATATACATGTTTAATCTAAAAGCATAGTTTGCCTCAACTATTATAGCATTTATTTCAGATTCTGTTAGATCTATACTATTCAATACTGATCTATACCTTTCTTTAAATACTTTATTATCATCTATCTTATCAAACTCATAGAAAGCAAGTCCTTCATCTTCTAACTTTAATGACTTCTTTGCAATACCTTTAAGTATCTGACCACCAGATAGATCACCTAAGTATCTTGTATAATGATGTCCTAGTAATAAGTATGGACTGTCCTTAGATACTTCCCTAATACGTTGAACATATCTTTCTGTTGCATCAGTAAGTGCAACTCTATTAGCCCAGTCTGGACCTATAAAATATTTTAAATCTTTTACAATAGATGGAACCCTTTTAAGTTCTTCAAAATTTATAGAACCAACTTTAGGATTTTTATTATGAACTCCTACCTCTTCTTCTAATGCTCTGTATATGTAATAGAAATTAGAAAGTAGCACCACATAGTTATACTCACTAAGAGTACCTCTAAGAAATCCTTTCACAAAAGATGTGTTCTCTGCTAGAGAATGTGATTTCTTTGTTCCTTCTTTTAATTCTTGTGCCAGCATTACTTCTTCCTCAAAGGTACTTCGATTGTCCATGCAGATGATTCTAACTTAACCATTTTAAAATTCTTTTTAAATTCTTGTTCCCTTGTTACCTCAATAGTTTCAATAGTTCTTTCACCATAGTGTGTATCTGCTTCATCAAGATACTCAAAGATAGCACTATCTACCATGCCATACAAAGCATCCCATGTCAACCTTGATGGAAGACTTGAAGACAAGCAATCTATATCTTGTTCACTAAGGTTTGTACTAACTTTACTACTTCTAAACAAGTAGTTAGATCTCATTTGTACAAGTTCATTGAGATTAATTCTAATCTCAGCATCATGATAAATTGCCATTAGATTCCTTGGTCTTTGTTTTTTTGGAAGAACTCTTTAAGACTTGACTGACAGTTGGGTGGTTCGGGATCTTTATAACCCTTCATCTTCTTCCACTTGTTATGTAATGCACCCATCATCCATGATTGAGATAGACTCTTAGGTCCATTTTCAAGCAGGTCTAACTCATACTTACTAGAAGTATAATTTTTATACTCTTCACGCCAATTTGAATCGTCATAGTCGGCAGTCATAATTCAAAAGCAATAACTCTTTACGTTCCTGTTGATCCTTACCATAAGATGCAGTAGATCTCATAGTATATGTATGGTCATATTCTACCACACTCCACCCATTAAATCTATCTTTTATTAATTGGTCACAATTATAACTGACAAGCATATCAGATTCATTGTGTTGGCAGTTGTCAGCAAATACTCTATGAGAAAATTTACCATGCATACTACCATTTTTACCATACAACTTATCCTTAATCATATAAGGAGGATCAAGATACATAAAACAATCCTTACTGTTATCCATGAGATCAGTATAGGATAGATTAGTAATCTTCCAGTCTCTTATTATTTCTGAGTATCCTGGCAATTTCTCAATTCCTCGCATTGAGAAATTGGAGTCTGATGCCTGAGAACTGAAGGAACTAGATTCCGAAAGTCCAGAAAATGAGCACTTGTTAACGATATAAAAACTAACGGCCCTAGAACTCTTCCCACTGTTAGTATGATTAAGACATTCCTTGCATTCAGCAAACAAGTGTCTCGCTCGTTCGGGTGTGTCGTATCGACCTTTGAGTCTCGCAAGTTCTTTCGTAATTTCGTCAGGTTTTTCCTGAAGTTGTTGCCAAAAATTTGCCAACGGTTTGTATAAGTCATTAACCCAGATATCTAAATGGGGAAAAGATTTACTGACATACAAAGCAACAGAACCACCCCCTAGGAACGGTTCTCTAAACTCCTTGTAGTTTTTTAAGTTAGGAAAACAAGGACTAATTTTTGTAATAGCACGTGACTTACCACCAGGATACCTGAGTGGTGTTTTCAATGCTTTCATTAATAGAACTTAGGTCCAGAGTCTTCAGTTATTTCAACTATGATACTGTCTACAATACGATCAAAAGATCTTGACATCTGACGGTATCCAGTGCCTACGTATAGTTGTCCAGCAAGTACTGACAATGCAGCAACACTCCAGAACTGATAGTAGAATCTACTTTTCTTTTGCCTAGGCAAAGAGATCTTCAGTTCTTCAACTGAGTCTTTGATCTCACGATTGGTGACCGTTGCTTTTTTTGCAGGTCGTGATGATTTAGTCATTTGAATTCACAATTACACATTAGTTCAGTCAACGCTGCCATTAGGTTTATTTCCTGATCAGCAACGAAAGCAGTTTGATATTGGTATCTTGCGATAACCAAGACTGCCTCTGGGATAGACTTTGGTTTTAATGTTTCATACATTATATCATAGATGTTCCGTAATATCACGTTAGGGTCATTGTCCAGATTCTGAACCACCCACTTACGTACATTACCAAACTCTTTCTTCTGTAGAAACCCTACCAGTTCAGTGGTATTAGTATTGTTGAATACTGTAAGTATACCAGTATCAATAGATCCTGATGCACTATACCTCTGACACTCATTAAGCACTCTTCGCCAATCTGGGAAGTGCTTTTGGATTACCTCAACTAATACTTTCTTATCAGCAGTAATTCCTTCCTTATCTAGTATCTCAACTAACCTTCTAAAAAATGTAGCAGCAATTTGTTGCTTCTCTTTCTTACCTATACTAAAATCAACTACAGCACATCTAGAATGCAGTGGTTCTATAATTTTATTTTTGTAGTTACATGTAAAAATAAATCTACAGTTGTTATAAAACGCCTCTATGTTTGCCCGAAGAAGTAACTGAACATCATGGGTGGTATTATCTGCCTCGTCAATGATGATAACCTTATGCTTGCTCCCTGACGTAAGGGAAACAGTAGAGGCGAAGTTCTTAGCCTGATTACGCACGGTGTCGAGAAACCTGCCTTCATCTGATCCGTTGATGACATAATAGTCTGCTCCTATTTGATGACACAATGCCTTGGCAACGGTAGTCTTACCGATGCCTGGCGGTCCTGCTAACAAAAGGTTAGGCAGTTCTCCTTTATCTATAAAAGCACTAAGTGTTTTCTTAAGATTATCTGGGAGGATACAGTCTTCAATTGTCTTGGGTCTATATTTTTCAACCCATAAAAAATCATCCTTCATAAACAGAATCAGGCTCCAAGGCAATAAAGTAAGTTAATTTGTAATCAGCATTATAAAACTTAGCAAGTTTTCTTTCTGATATGTTTACTTCATAAGTACCATTAATCAATTTAAGATTCTCAATCTTAAAGTTGAAACTAAATTCCTTATCAGTTTGACCTACAACAATACTATACTCATTAGATGTATCGTTCTTTCTGTCATTAACTACCAACTTAACTACACCTTCACCACCCACTACTGCTAAGTCTGGTAGGTTTAGAATTGCTGAAGACTTAAGAATCTTAGTTAATGTATCCTTATCCAGTGTGAAGGAAACTTCTTCACTAGGTAGTTTCATTTCCTTTTCAGGTGGTGCAATGATTACACTAGGATCTGAAAAGAAATACTTTGAACGATTAGCATTACCTTCCTTAATAGATGCATAAGATTCATTAGTCTTAACATCTATATCTGGATCAGAATATAGACCAACAGTATTCAAGAACTGTGGTAGATCGTAGATTGCAAAATCCTTTGGTATATACTCCTCAATCTCTGCCTGTGCAAGAACATTCTGCATAGGAGAAATAGTCCTTAGTTGCCTACCTTCTCTAAAACTAAGAGACTGATTTATGCTCGTGAAGTTTGCTAGAATTTCGGTTGTCTTTTTTGAAATTTTCATCATGTAAGTCAGCAAAATGGTATAAGAGGATGCAATAGTGAATTGCTTTTAAAACGTCATCTGGGTTCTTGCCATTCTTAGCACCGAACCTAGAAAGGTACTTGATAGCATTGCACTTGGTGAATGACTCAGCATCACCTAGAGATTCTATCAGATCTAATGTCTGTGTCTTACCTTGAGCATAGTGTGCTTCATAGGTTTTGGCAATGTACTCCTGAATCAATGTCAGGGTACTCAATTCACGATACTTCCAAACCATTATCAATAATATGTTCGTTTATATTATAGCACATACTATTCCTGAACGATACCCCATGAAGAACAAATATATTTTGTCTGTCCTAGTGGTGGGTTTCCTCTATGTGCATGAGTAAAACCAGCAGGGAAGATAATGAGTCTACCTGCTCTTGCTGGTATTCTTTTACCTATGTACAAGAATTCTGTTTCACCACCTTCTTCTATATCATTAAGGTATAACTGAACTACAAATGCTCTGGTAGCATACACAAAATTATTTGCTTCGTAGTGCCAAGAATGGAAGCCACCACCGTCAGGTATCTTCTTAACCTTGACATCATATATTAAAAACCTTTGTCTTGATAGTACCGAGTATTCATTAAGGTAGGAATCAACATACTGCTGAATACAAGGAAGGAACTTCGCCCCAAAGGGGGAAGTCCCTAACAAGTTATGATAAAACAGACCTACTGCTTGGTGGTCTGTGTCATGTTTTTTTTCTTTGTCTTGGAATAATAAATGATTCTCTTGGAGAGACTCAATATATTCAATCATATCAGCACATTGGTCAGGTGTGAATGCGTTATCATACACACCTATAAAGTCTTTCATCAAAAGTTCCAAAGGAGGTCAGGACTTGCCATGGGATCTCCCACTGGCATAGATGGCCTCATTATAACAACAAAGATGAAATATGACAAGAACCAAACGAAATTTAATATGACGTTTTGTGTGTAAAGGAACTTACGTATCCTCATTGCTGTGAATATAGCAGCATCAGAACCTTTCCTTCTGATGACTTGCTCTACTACAACTGATACTATAAGTGCTATGACTAATGGTAAGAACCAAAAGTCTAAAAAGTTTAATAAGAAAAAAATTAAACTATTCATTGAAATGCTACGTTTACAATCTCAGGATGTGTTGCGAAAAAGGATAGACCTATCAAGAATATAAGTTGAGGCATGACTAGGTAAAAATACTCTATAAGTATATAGGTATTAATACTCTATGTCAAGCCCCAGTGTATGATGGAACCATTATACCACCGTCTCTGTCATCGTCATCATCATCGTTCGCTACACGAAGAAGTAGTTCAACTGTCACTAGCAATGCTACTGGATAAAAACACCATGCAACTGCTTTCCATATTGGGAACGTGTCTACTACTAGATCTGGCATTGATTGATTAGATTTTTGTACGAGTTATTATTTATTAGGTAATTATACTGACTAACGAACCTGCTGTAGCAGAAACCGCCAACCAAGGTAAATTGATTACCACGAACAGTTTAACTAGATCAGTTCGCTTGATCGTAAATAACCTACAGGACATTATACAAAACCTGGTATAATTTGACCTGTTAATGAGTAGGACATGATTAGTGCTCCACAACCAACGATTGCGAAAATACCATTCCATTTCTCAGCGATAGAGAAGTCTACCTTCTCTTCTGTTTTTGTTGTTGAATTTGTCATTAAACGATACCAGGAATAAGGTTGCCAGTTGTTGCATATGAAGCACATAGGACTAGGAATCCTACCATTGCTGCTCTGCCGTTTGCTTTGAGGAAAATTTGTTTGTTTGTCATTAGAATATACCTGGAATGATTTGACCTGTGGTTGCATAAGCACCTAGTGCTGCTACGATGCCTAGCATCGCCATCCAACCGTTAAACTTTTCTGCTTCTGGAGTCATTGTTCTTAGATTTGTAAAGGGGTAGAATTTTAAGAGACCTTTTATCTCTTACAGGATGCCTGGTATGATCCAACCAGTAAATCCATAGTTAATTGTAGCAATAACTAAACCAAGCATCGCTAGGCGACCATTAGTTTGTTCTGCTTCTTTCCAATAGTTCATTTAGAAATAAGGGACGTATGCGAATGTGGGTGAGTAGACAACTGCTACTGCAATTGAACCTAAAAATAAGGTTTGTAACATGGTTTTCATATCAACCTCTGAATGGTGAATTGAAATATGCTTTGTTAACAGTATAAAGTGTGAACAAAGCGACTGCGATTCCAGCAAACCCTACAAGAAGGATCGGTGAATGCGGTATGTCGTATGTTGGAACGTTCATTCTAAAATACACCTGGAATGATTTGTCCAGTAACCATGTAAGCACCTATAAGTGCTACAAAACCAATCATTGCCCAACGACCATTCGTCTTTTCTGCATTAACTGCATAACCTTCGTAATTTTCTACGAGTTGTGGTTGTGCTTCAGCAGCAAACATATTCTGCTTGCCATACTCTGTCGTTGTGTACTTTTGAGCAGTTGTGGAAGTCATTGAGTTCTTTTGTTAAGTAAAGTAACAATATTATATAGGAAACATTAAGCATTGTCAAATAACTTTACATTCGGTCTACCG